GGAAAATATCCGCCCAATTAGTTGATATGGGAGGAATGATACAGAAAAAAGTTAGAGGTGGTAAGGTTACTGGCGAAGAAATGGAACAGTCAGTTGAAACAAATTTTAGAACACAATATTTAAGCAAGTTACTAGATGGCATAAGGGCATCAGATGAAGCCTATCTTGCTTTTAGAGGTGTAGTTGCTAAAACGGGAGATATTGGTCGTTCACTTCAAATGATTGGTCAAAAAGGTTCTGATTTTATTAAACGCAGTCAAACATTATCTGAATTTGGCTTTCGTGAAAGAGTTGCAAAAGCTATGAGAAATGGAGATGTTGATGAAATAGCTGATTCAGCATCGACATATGTTAATCAAGCCGCAACATCTTATCGCAAAGTTTTAAATCATATTAAAGAACAAGCTGAAGAAGTTAAGTTATTTGAATTAGACATGCAAAAAGCTATAGCTGGATTAAAGAAAAGAATTGCAGATGGCACGGCAGATGCTTCTGAGTTAGTTAAAGCTGAAGCAAAGCTTGTTGAATTGAGACAGACTGGTGTTTTAGTTAATACGGCTAAAGGATATGTGCCAAGAGTTCCAAGAATTGATAAGATCATGGCTAATGAATCTAAGTTCATAAGTAAAGTTAGCAATTGGGCTCAAAGTCATTTTGGTGTTTCAAAAGCCAAGGGTGATGAGTTTGCACAGGCTAGGTTGATTGATTATACAAAAAGCAAGCCTTTTTACAGTCTTGATGAAGGCACTACTCAAATTGATTGGATTACGAATGCAAGTGGAGCAAAAGCCAGATCATTTGAAATACCTGACAAAATTATAGAAGAGTTTTTAGAAAACGATATTGAAGTCTTAATTAGGCATCACACAAAAACAATGGGAGTGGATATAGAATTAACAAGGAGATTTGGCGATGTTTCTATGTCTAAAATCATTCAACAAATTACAGAAGAGTATGAGGGTTTAATAAAGAAAGCCCCCACTACTGCTGAGAAGCAAAAACTAGCTAAAGGTTTAGCAGATGATTTGAGAGATGTAAGAGGTTTAAGAGACAGGGTTAGAGGAACATACGGAGCTTCCAAAGACCCTCATCAGATGAGTAGTCGTTTTGTAAGACAGATGAAATCATTTAATGTTCTTGTTGGAATGGGTGGTGCGGCAATATCATCAATACCAGATATTGTTAGACCAGTTATGGTTGAGGGATTTCGCAATGTTTACGATCATGGTTTTAGACATATGTTTAAAGGTATGAAAACAACGTTTAAACAAATGCAAACAAAAGAATTAAGACAAGCTGGGATAGCCGTTGATGCTGCTTTGGGTCTTCGTGCTAGTTCATTCTCTGATATGGGAGATTTATTTGGTAGCAGATTTGCTATGGAAAGAGCTTTAGGGCAATCAACTGGGATATTCTTTTTATTAAATGGTTTGAATTACTGGAACCAAACTATGAAAGAAATATCTGGTAATATGATTAGTTTAAGAATGACTTCAGCTATTATGCAAGATTGGACAAAGTTAAGTAAAACAGACAGACGTAAGTTATTATCTAATGGTATTGGTGCTGAAGATCATAAAAGCATGAATGAAATGATAAAGAAGTTTGGGATTAAAGAAGACGGAGAATGGTTGCCTCAAACTGATTTATGGACAAATGCTTCATCAGTTAAAAAGTTTCGTAATGCTTTAAATCAATCTGTTGAGAGAACTATTATAACACCTGGAGCTGGAGATAGAGCTTTATGGACATCTACTGAGTTTGGATCATTAATTACACAGTTTAAAGGTTACGGGCAAGGTTCAATGGTTCGGTTATTAACTGCTGGATTACAAGAGAAAGATTCTGCATTTTGGCAAGGTGCTTTTTTAATTGTTGGTTTGGCTTCAATGGTAAATGAAATCAAAAAGAAACAATATGGCATTGATAAAGAGCAATCTTATCCAGAGTTATTAGCAGATGCCGTTGATCGTAGTGGTGTATTAGGTTGGTTTACTGACGTAAATAATAGCATTGAAAAGCTTTCTGATTACAGATTAGGTTTGCGACCTGCCCTTGGTAAAAAACAAGGTTATTTGCCTTTTGGTGCAAAATTAGGATCTATATTTGGACCTGGTGCTAGTAATTTAACAACTTTTGGAGGTGTTGCTACTGACATAGTTACTGGTGAAGCTGACGATAAAACTTTAAGAAGTGCAAGGTTTATAACTCCTGGAGGAAACTTGCCTTATCTTGATCCTATATGGGACGAAATAATGGCGGCAAAGTGATGTGAATTAACAAGAAGGTGCAATATGAGTAAAGGTATAATATGGCTACTATCTCAATTGCGGACAATGATGCACGAATACAACATAGTATAGGTTCTGGTGGGAATACTGCTAACAGTACCACATATGCTATTGATTTCCCCTTTTTTGCATTAGATGATATCGATGTAACTATTACAACTGCGGTGGGTGTTGACACAGTTTTATCAAGGGGGTCTGGAGCAGGAACATTTGCTGTATCAGGAACGTCTGTTGATGACGGGTTTTCTGGTGGTTCTATAACGTTAGGATCAGTTTACACAAGTGTTACTGTAACAATCACAAGAGACATACCTATAGCAAGAACAAGTGATTTTGCCACATCAGGTCCTTTTAATATATCAAGTTTAAATACTGAATTAGATAAAGTCTATGCAGTTATTCAACAAGTAGAAACAAATAATGTTCGATCATTAACAATGCCTGATTCAGATGCTTTATCGGCTATTACATTACCAGGTCAAACTGCTAGGCTTGGAACTGTTCTTGGCTTTAATGCTTCTACTGGTCAAGCTGAAGTTGGACCTACTATAGCTAACGTTAATTCTTTATCAGCAATTACGGCTAACATAAATACTGTTGGTGGTATTTCTGCCAATGTAACTACAGTAGCTGGAATATCGGCTAACGTAACAACTGTTGCAGGGATTTCTAGCAATGTTAGCACGGTGGCTGGAATATCGGCAAATGTTACTACAGTAGCTGGTAAAGCTAGTTTAATATCATCTGCTTTTGCAAGTGGAATGTCTTTAGTAACAAGTGATTTTGTAACAGATGCAAATGCGTTAAATACAAGTGCTATTATTGAAGATATGGGTCTTTTAGCCACATCTACTGTAATAGAAGATATGGGATTACTTGCAACATCAGCTAACGTCACAGTTATGGGCGTATTAGGTACAAGCGACAATGTAACTGCAATGGGTAAGCTTGGTAATGATACGACAGTTGCAGACATGGCTATACTTGCTACAGATGCAATCGTTGCAGACATGGCTATATTAGCAAATTCTACTATTGTAGATGACTTAGCAATTTTAGCTACAAGTGACATAGTTGTTGACATGGCTTTGCTTGCTACAAGTGCAAACGTAACTGCAATGGGTCATTTAGGCACATCAGGAAATGTTACAGCTATGGGTTTACTTGGTACAAGTGCCGTTGTGACTGACTTAGGATTACTTGGAACTTCTGCTGTTGTAGAAGACTTATCAATTTTAGCTACATCAGCCAATGTAACTGCAATGGGATTGCTTGGAACAAGTGCAGTTATTGAAGATATGGGATTGCTTGGTGTAGCGGCAGTTATAGAAGATATGGCATTACTTGGTGTTGCTGGTGTAATCGAAGATATGGGAATATTAGGCACAAGTGCTAACGTAACTGCAATGTCTAATGTTAGTGGCTCTATTGCCAACGTAAACACAGTAGCTACTAATATAGCTTCAGTTAATAACTTTGGAGAGGTTTATAGAATAGCTTCCTCTGCTCCTAGTGCTTCATTAACTGCTGGAGATTTGTACTTCAATACATCAACTAATGTTTTAAATGTTTATGGTGCTAGTGGTTGGCAAAATGCTGGATCATCTGTCAATGGTACAAGCCAAAGATATCATTACGACATAGGAAGTGCAGTAACTTCTGTGACTGGTTCAGATGCTAGTAGTAACACTTTAGCTTATGATGCAGGCTACGTTGACGTATATGTCAATGGTGTTCGTATGTCTACAGCAGACGTTACTGTTACAAGTGGAGATACAGTTACCTTTGCAAGTGCTTTGGCTAGTGGAGATGAAGTTGATATCGTTGCATATGGCACGTTTGCAGTAGCTAGCTTGAACGCTGATAATTTAGATAGTGGTACAATACCTGATGCAAGAATTACTGGTGCATATACTGGTATAACAAATTTAACAGCTACTGGTGTTGGTTCATTTGGTTCTCTTGATATATCTGGAGACATAGACGTAGATGGCACAACCAATCTTGATGTCGTGGACATTGATGGTGCAGTTAATATGGCAACTACTGCTCTTGTAACAGGTGTTCTCACAGCAAACGGAGGTGCAGTCTTTAACGAAGGTGGTGCTGATGTAGACTTTAGAATTGAGTCGGATACTATTACTCATGCTTTGTTTGTTGATGGTGCTACTGGGAGTGTGGGTATTGGAACTACTGCTCCGATTTTAGGTGCTATACACGTTCTTGCTTCAGGTACTTCCGATGCTTCTTTGGAACATGTGGCACATTTAGGTAAAAATTCAACATCAAGAGCAGGGCTACAAATACTTGCTAATGCAACACAAGTAGATTTAGGTATGCAAGCACAGGCAGGTGCAGGTAATCTAAATTTATCATTTTCTTCGTTAGCAGGTGGTACTAACACAGAACGTATGAGAATAACATCAGCAGGCAATGTGGGTATTGGGACTAGCAGTCCATCTGATATTCTTCATATCAAAGACACAGCATCAACAAACCTACTTATAGATGCTCCAACTGATAATGCTTCTTTGACTTTGCAATGTGGTTCTTCAGATGCAGGAGCAGAGGGTGCTTTTATACAAT